GTGGTCAGAGTAGTTTTGCCCCGATGTCAAACCCGTACCAGCCGCAGCAGTATGGTAACTCGAACAATTTCTCAGGTTATGGAATGCAGCCAGCGCAGCAATTCTATTAATTTTCTCTTGGCAGCTCGTATTTATCTTTAATCTTTACGATTGCTTTCTCAGAAGTATGTATAACTGCTGATATTTCTTTAATCCCGAAGCCCCGAAGCAACAACATATTGATTGTAGTTGCTTGCTTTGTAAGGGCTTTTGGTTCTTTTTCACTGCTTTCATCTTTAACGATGTGAAACGATGCTCTTCTTTTTTTATAGTTAGGCGATATTGAATCAAGCTTTGGGTTAGCTTTGCGATCTTTCTTCATTTGAATTTCCCAAAACTGCTTATATACATCTTGATACTTATCAACAACTTTTTGTGGAATTTTATCCATCAGTCCCACCTAGCATCGCCTTTAAGAACAACGACATCGCCTACAATTCCCGTTCCATAAGTCTCAGATGCTTCTTTATTATAATCTAGTCCTTTCAGTAACCCTTCTTCATTGACGAGAATTTGAATATCTCCATGAACAGGTGAACGAACCATCTCAACATACCCATCTACAAGAGACTGTGCCTCTTCCAATGTGGGTTTTTTATCTTCAAAAATGTGAATCATTTTATTTCTCCTTAAAGATGGGATTATTGCCATAATTTCCCACGATTGTCAAATGTTATCTCGGCCCGTTTGACGCTCATACTCACCTCTAGCGAGTGATCCGTCCATAACGCCAAGCCACCTCTCATCACCACCTGTTGATAGGGCATACTTTCGTATCATTCCCATCTCAAGAGCATCAGTAACAGATTTCTTGATAGTTGTTTCACGGCCTGCATTTTTCAAATAAACTACACAAGGCTCAATAGCTTCCGACTCACGAATAGAATGATATATACCAGTATTTGTTCCACCATGCGTTACTGCACGACCATCAGCTTCACGCATCTGAATAAACTCAACAACGTATTTAATTCTATCCCGAACAGATTGTGACATCGTTATAGACCTTATATCTTGTGACCTATCTTCGAGTAGTCCAGTGTTAGGATTACGGATAAAATGCCTAATATCTCTATTTGCAGGACCATTTGACTTAACGACAGCTCCATCAAACACACCATTACGCGTATATTCTACATTAAGATCACGACAGCGTTGTTTTCCTGTACCTTCATCGACAGACCAGACCGCAAATGCAGACCGAACGCCATCAACAATAGCAGATGTACCCCGAATAAGATTACGCGCTTGTTCTGGTGTTGTAACTGGATCGTTGTCTTTGATCTTTGCCATATGGTGATTAACCATAACAGTAGCACCAGTTTCAGTAGCCATCTGTGCAAGTAAACTCATGAATGCAGCTCCTGCCGCCGGATCAGCGTTTACATCTGCGTGAACAAACGAGGCCATAGGGTCAATTACGATTAGCTTTAATGTTTCCATCTCTAGCATCTGATCATAAATCCGCGAGAACTCTTCGCCCATCAAATATGTATTGTCGAACTTCTGCATAATAGGAAAGACACCACCAAGGTTTGGCAATGGAAGCACACGCAACTTATGGCTGTAAACTTCTCTATGCCTTTGAGGGTCAAGGCGCGAAATACGTCTGTGCATTTCGTCTTTGTCATCTTCTGCTGTGATTAATATGACATCGCCATGTTCTGCTACGAGGCCACCAAAAGCAGACTGCATAGATGTACCTGATGCAACCTTCATAGCCAAATCAAGTGTCATCATACCTTTACCACTGTCTCCTGCCGCCGCAAATACACACGGAACTCCAAGAGGTATAGTATCACCTATTAAAAACTTTTGCTCAGGCACTGACCCGACAAAGTATTGATCAACTAACAGGCTTTCATCAAGTAAGTTAATCGGTTTCTTTACGCTTCTTTCGCTCTTCTTTAAAAGCTTTTCGATGTTAAAGTTTTCTTCCACGGCATCAGCCGCGTCCCACTTCTCAGATTTAGTAGATGGTATTTTAATAACCAAAGTAGATTTTACGCCTGCTTCTTTAGCTTGAGCTTCAACAATAGAAGCAAGCTTCTTGCCTGCCGCGTCATTATCAGGCCACAATATCAGCTCTTTACCTTTAAGCGGCGAGAAATCAAACTTATATGCTGTGTTTTCTGACAACATACCAGCACCGCCAATTGTGCAAGTTGCTACATACCCAAGAGATGTTAAGGCATCAGCGCATTTTTCGCCTTCAACCCAAATAATCTTGTCTGAATCCAAAATGTTCGGAATATTGTATAGAGGTCTAGGCTCTGGGATACCTTGACGACCTTCCATATACTGCCGAAATTGCTTTTTAGGCTTACCAGACGCGTCAAGTATCAGTTCACCTGTAGCATCTTTCTCAAAATATTTACGAACCGACACAATAACGACACCATTTTCGTCGGTATAGTTGTATTCATCTTCAAAATCTGTGCTTGAGTTAATGCTCATGCTCTTTTGTTGCTGTGGAAATCCCTGCTGCGCAGTTGTAACTGCAAAGTTTGACGGATTGTTCGGCTTAACAATGTTTTCTGGTGGCGCAACATAGTCTGGGCTTATGTATTCTTTAAAGTATTCAACGCATTCAGCTAGTGAATAGCCCCGACCTTCTTTAAATATCTTACATATACCACCGACACCTTCACCTGATTCGAAATCTTTCCCGTTCAAGAACCAAGGACTTTGCATATCTATGTTAATAACCATAGACTTTCCTGCCTCACCACGAAGCGATCCAATATAAAACTCTTTGCCCCTTTGAACGCCTTCTGGGTATGTATCTATTAATGTTTGTAGCTGTACGCTACGAGGCACTTCTCTCGAAATACGCTCGGCTACATCTTTAGGTGACTTACCAACGCTCAATATATTCATTGATCTGCCTCCCAACAAGTCTGCCTAAACTCACAAAACTTACAAAGAAAGAAATCTTTAGTGTGAGCAATACGAGGTAGAATGTCACCTGCTTTCGCCGCAGTCAAGATATTCACTGCTTTGTCGCTTGCCTCTTGAGCCAACTTCTTATTGTAAGGTACAAGCTCGTAGTATATTTCAGACGTGTTTTTATTGATAACAGTAAACAAAGCAGGATGCTCATAAAGCTCCATATAAGTCTGGTATAGTGCAAGTTGAGTAGCATACACTGGATTTGCCTTAGCTACACCATGACGAACAAACGCTTTAAATTTATTATCATTTGCTGACTTACATTCCCAAAGAGCAGGGTAGCCCATTTCAACAGGACCATCACAAATTACGCCATCTATATGACCGCGAATCTCTCCATCCGCTATAGAAAACCCAAACTGCTTTCCATCTTTGTGTTCTGTACGCAAATCAAATCCTGCATCTCGCAACCATTTTGACGCGTAATCTTCTATCTCATGACCGAACTGAAAGATACGCAAAGTTCTTGCGCTAAATGCTTTGTCCGCATCAATCGTGTAGTTTAAATAACGATATTGTATTTTACGCTGACATTCATCACCAATGCTTGACGCGCCGATATACTTGCGTCTCTCCCTTTTTTCTTCATTCGCAACAATCGCATCATCTACGACCTTAGTAATACTATCTGCTACAGGATTTTCATTAGAATGGGATTGAAGTAGAAGGCCAAGTGCCTGTTGACTTATAGTAGATTTCTTCGAGTTTCCCAATGTTTATCTCCTTAGTTAGCGGTGTTGATTCCTGTATTGCAAATATTAGTGTTTGTACTTCTTCTTCTGTGAGGTCACAAAACCTCTTATCCCAACCATACTTACCTAATACGAACGCCAACTCTTTCATTGGCGGTAGTGCTGTTGGTGCATTACTTGCTGCTGTCAATGTACTGTCTCCTCATTTAAGTCGAACAAATCTATGACATCATCAATGTCATCAGGATTTATTTCGCTGTTTCTAAACCCAATGTTTATAACTTCTTCACCTTTAACTCTGATACTTGCGGTACCAAACAGGACAATACTCTTGGCCTCTTCAATGTGATCGTTGATTTTTTCATTCGCAGAAGCTTTTATTTCTTCAATATTGCTTGAGTCCTTAACCCAACAAATCATTTCGTATTCACAAGTTTCAACTTTATCGTCTTCTTTTTCAGCAAGCATAAGATACATTTCAAATCTCGGCATCTATTCAGTCCCTGTTAATTTTTTAACTTGTTCTGAAATTATCTTATCAATCTTTTGCTTATTCCAATAGTACCCTAAGCAACATCCTGCCTTATACTTAGTCCAAGAGAAATCAATCGCACTGATTTGTACGCCATTTCTGCGTAAATGCTCTTTCTGTTTGTCAGTAGCTGCTTGGTTTAACCAACGCTTAGTTTTGTTAGCCGCGTTGCTGTCTTCTATCTCACGAAGAAAATCATCGCCTGCCGCCATCGCCTGCACCTTCTCACCGATAGAAACCACTCTAGGACGCCCATTCTGCGCCTTCACGATAGCTATCCAGTATTCTCCGATATTACCCACCAAAGTAAACCCACTGAAGCCCATAGCCATCATAGCGTTTCCGTTACCAAATGGATCAATCCACATAAACGGAGACAACTTCATCAGGTCATACTCAGTCATAACAAAGCTATCTAATGCTTCTTTAACTTTTTTCTGGAACTCATGCTCACAGATAGGACATATGCGCGTATTTGCAGATACTTCACTTCCGCAATCAGGACATATCTTTGTAGGTGCTTCACCACCTTCAGACTTATGCGCGCCATCTAAGTTAGCTGTTTCGTCCAAACCACCATGTGTAATGATAGATGTTCCAAAATCCATAACAATACAGTCTGTTTTAACAGTATTTGGATATAGTTCTGGATCAAGTATTCTTAGACCCCTGCCTATCATCTGAACCATTGTGCCTTTTTGTGAGCATGGTCTAGTTAAGATAACGCAAGATACTGGTGGAGCATCAAACCCTTCTGTCAGCACGGCAACGTTTACAATTACTTGTAAGTCGCCAAACTCTAAATCATGTAGCATCTGTGCGCGTTCGTCTTTGTCTGTCTCTCCAGTAACAAAGTTTGCTTTAACACCAGAGTTTATAAAAGAATCGCAAACGTGTTCGGCATGTGAAACTGTGGAGCAAAACACAACAGTTTTTCTTCCAGATGCTTTTTCTGTCCACTCAGATACAATTCTATCATTAATGACCTGTCGATCCATGATAGCCGCAACTTCTTCCATATCGTATTCTTTGCCGCGCTTAGTGACGTTATCAAGTTGTTCACCAACGCCAAGATCAATCACGAATGATTTAGGGCGAACTAAAAATCCCTCACGAATTAAAGTTGCTAATTCAATCTGATGTGCGCAATTATTGAACACAGATCGCAAACCTTTGCCATCGCCCCTGTTAGGTGTTGCTGTAAAGCCCACAATCTCTGCGCTGTCATTATCTTCAAGAACAGCGTTAATAACTTTCATGTAAGTTGGTGCGGCTGCATGGTGTCCTTCATCAACCACAACCATATCAAACATTGGGCGATCTCTAAGGTTTCTGTCTCTCGACATTGTTTGAACCATTGAGAACACGGCTTCGCCATCCCAATGTTTAACTGTGCCATTAACAATGCTTGTTGTAATATACGGATTGACCTTCTCAAATTTCGCTTTGTTTTGCGAAACGAGTTCGTCACGATGCTGTATTACTAAAACTCTTCTGCCTTTTTCATGTCTCTTACCAACCAAAGCAGAAAGCATAATT